AATATTAGAGGTCAAGCCCAAATTGTGCAAATGAATGGCTACGTTCCCACAAGGATTTCCACCCATGCGGTTGAAAATTCTTTGACAAATCAAGTGGTTAGCAATGCTGTTGCATGGACTTATCAGCTTGAGGGCCACGAAGTTTATGTAATCAGCTTTCCATCAATTAACCTGACATGGGCATATGACGTTGCATCAGGAATGTGGCATAAGTGGTTGTATACAAACAACTTAGGCCAATATGAACGGGCAAGGGGCAATTGCTGCGCCCAGTTTCAAGGTTTGGTAATGGTTGGTGATTACGCCAACGGCAAAATATACAAACTTGACCCACTGAACTACACGGATGATGGTCAAAACGTTAGGCGCTTGCGCCGCGCACCGCATTTGGTAGCAGACTTCCAGCGGGAATACTTTGATGAATTGCAGATTCAGTTCCAGCCCGGCGTTGGTCTATCCACAGGACAAGGGGAAAACCCTCAAGCCATGCTGCGGTGGTCAGACAATGGCGGTTCTACTTGGTCAAACGAACATTGGACAACGATTGGCCTGATTGGTAAGTATGCAAACCGTGCCATCTGGCGGCGGTTGGGTACAGCGCGGGATCGTGTGTTTGAAGTTTCAATTTCTGACCCTGTTAAAGCGGTCATCATTTCAGCCAACTTGAAATCTAGCGTAGGGGAAAACTGATGCTACCTACACCACAAAGCCAGCCATATCCGCAGTCTGAGTTTTTAGACCCCAACACCAAAAGACCAACACGCACATGGCAGCAGTTCTTTATTAATTTGCTGAACTTCACCAGTGCCACAACTGCCACCGCAGGGTCAGCGACTTTGCCTGCAAACCCTGTGGGATTCATTAATGTGACCGTTAATGGTGTGGCGTACAAAGTGCCATATTACGACCAATGAACGACCTGATCTTAAATAATGTGCCAACCCGCGAGCAGATCGAAAGACTGCAAATGGAAATGTCTCAGATGCCTAGAGCAGATTTGCAATTGGCGGCTGATGCAATGCAAACAGAACATTATTTCCATGCGGGAATGTATGCAAGAAAGTTAACCCGACCAGCAGGCACATTGATTGTTGGCAAAGTACACAAGAAAGATCATTTCTTTTTGTGCGCCAAAGGTGAAATAATTGCGTGGACAGAGGGCGGCATGAAACACTTGTACGCTGGAGACATTGTGCAGAGTAAGCCCGGCACAAAGCGGGTGACGTTGGCGGTAACTGATGCAATTGGGATCACGTTTCACAATAGTGCAGAAACCGATTTGGACAAATTGGAAAAAGAACTAATCGAACCAGATGAACTCGCGTTGTTTGATTCTTCTAATAAATTGAAAACGCTGGAAATTAAAGGGGAATAATATGACTTGGACAACAGTAGCATTGATAGGCGCTGGCGGCAGTATTGCAGGCGGTCTTTTAGGCGCAAGTGGGGCGCAAAAAGCTGCTAACACGCAAGCCGCTGCCACAAGGGAAGCTATTGCCCAACAGCAAAGAATGTTCGATATTCAAAACGAACAGCAGCGCCCTTACAGAGAAGCTGGTTACAGTGCATTGAGTGACATTGCTAGCATGAAACCTTATTTGACCAAGCAATTTGGTGCAGAGGAATTTCAAGCAGGGATTGATCCAAGTTACAACTTCAGGCTTGCCCAAGGCAATTTAGCAACCACAAATGCTCTAAATCGGGCTGGTGGATTGGTTAGCGGTAATGCTTTGCAAGGTTTGACAGATTACGGGCAAGGCGCTGCAAGTACAGAGTTTCAGAATGCGTTTAACCGTTTTCAAACGCAAAGAAGCAACATTTACAACACATTGGCAGGCATTGCTGGGATTGGGCAGACCGCACAAAAGCAGACTTCAGACCTTGCCCAAAACGTTAGTGGCAACATTGGTCAAGCCACCATTGGAATTGGTAATGCTATGGCTGGCGGTCAGATTGGCGCAGCAAATGCCTTGTCTGGTGGATTCCAAGGTGCTGGTAACGCATATATGTTAAGTAATATGTTGGGATCAAAAGGTGGTGCACCCACAAATTACGGTATCACACCAACAAATTATGGGATTGGGCAAAACAACCCAGACATGGGTGGGGCGCAAGGTTTAAGATTTAGCCCATCATAAGGATAAAAAAATGGCAGATTTTTCAGTTACCCCTGTTGCACAAAACTTAAAACCACCCACACCCATGACGTTGGGTGAAATGCTTAACTTTGCCAGTGGCGTACAACAATATAAACAAGCGCAACAATTGAACCCTTTGGCGGTTCAAAGAGCTGGCGCTGAATTGCAAACACAGCAACAACAATTGCAAAATTTGCAACAAACTTACGAACAAGCGCAACAAATAAACCCTTTGGCAGTTCAAAAAGCAACGCAAGAAGCGCGAGTAGGTGAAATTGCATTAAGTGTTGATGAACAAAAAAACATTGAACGCACGAATATGCAAACGTTCTTTGCTGACCCAAATAATTTTCAAACCAATGGTCGAATTGATTTAGACAAGATTAATACTGCTGTTCCAAAAATTGCGCCTTTAACTGGCTCAGAATACATCAACAAATACACCACATTAGGAACAGCACAAACGCAAGCTATTGAGGCCAAACAAAAGCTAACCCAAGATCAACGAGCAATGATTGCTCAAAGATTTAGTATTTTGGGCAGAATGGGCGTTCAAGACAAAAATGCTTACATCAATGAAATGCAATTGATGAAAAAGGAAAACCCAAACAATCGTGATTTGCATGATTTGCTTGATGCCTACATGACCACATGGAATTCAGAGATGCAGTCTGGCCCTGATTTGCCCGAAAAAGCAATTGCAGGCGCGGCAACTTTAATGACTCCAGAACAACAACAAGCACAGTTTTCGACTAAAGCCGCAATGGATGCCCAAGGTCGAGTGTTGACAACAACCCAAAGCGTTACTGGCGGCAAACCAATTGTTGAAGTTAGTCTGCCTCAAGGTTTGCAACCCCAAACACCACAAGGCACAAATGCACCGGGCGCGGCGGTTGGCGCGGCTGGTTCTGAAATTGCACCAAGCGTTAGATTGCCATACCCAGTTCGCAGGGCAGATCAGCCTTACACATTAATGCCAACTGAAGACAAAGACACAACAGCTGGATTTGATTACAGAAACAACTTAGTCAATGCCCAAAGTAATTTAGCTACAAAGCGCCGCAATGTTGAAGAAGTAATTAATCAGGCCAATAAAATTAGTGAATCGTTAGTCGTACCTAATTTTTTGGCTAAGTTTGGATTTGAAAAAGGTGGCGCACCAGAAAAAATGGAACGTGCTGTTCGTCAGTTTTTTGGAAGCGAACAATACGATTTACTTGCCAAAGACTTGGCAAAAATGGCAATTGACAATTCCCAAGCAATGGGAAATGTTGGTGGAACTGTTGCTGGCTTGGATATGGCATCGGTTGCAAATGGCACGATCAAAGTCACGCCTGATGTGTTGGTAAAAATTGCCCGTAGGGTGCAAGCAGACCAAAGAAATCTTGATATGCAAGCAAGTGGCGCACAACAGTTTGGTCAAAAATTTGGCGACAATAACATGAAAGCATTTCAGCAAGCATGGGGTGCAAATTCTAGAGATACCAAAATTTTTGAAGCCATGAATATTTTGGAAACAGAATCTGACCCTAAAAAAATGGAAAACAAATTTAAAGAATTATTTCCATCTGAAAAAAAACGCAAAACAATTTTGAAGCAATACAAAAACTTAAAAAGTATGGCAGCTACTGGCTTGCCAGTAGAACCACTTGGCCCAGAGGACTTTTAAATGGATGCCTTAGAAAAATTCCTTGGTGGTGGGCAAGCTGTTGCTGAACCGCCTAAAAAAGCAGGCGGCAAGATTCCATCTGATGTTCAGGCTAAACGCGATCAAGATGCGTTGGCAATCATCAAAGAGGAATTGCGTAAAAACCAAGAATTGGCTGCAAAAGGTGACGAAAATGCAAGATTAAATGTTGCTGCATTAAACCGTGAAATTGCCCGTTTTGAAAAGAAATCACCAGCCACATTAAAAGCTGTTGCTGCCGCCCCTGCCGTTCCTGTTGCCGCTGCTGCTGCCCCTGTTGCCCAAGCTGCCACACCTGATCCGCTAGAAGCATTTTTATCTGGCAAACCTGTGCCCCCTGCACAACCAGTAGCGCAACCAACAACGCAGCCAGCAGCGCAGCCAACAACACAACCAGCGGCAATTTCTGGGTCTAATCGTTATCAAGGTTATTCTGCTGAAGAAGAACAAAAAGCTGGCAAGGTCAAACAAAAAGTGCCAATGGTGCGTCAGATTCTGACCAATGCTTTGACAATGGCAACGCCAATGGTGCAACCCAAATCACCAGAATTGGCGCAAAGAATTGCTGGCGCAGTTGATACTCTTTATGAGGTTTTGCCTACTACTTATGGTGCGGTGCAACAAGCTATTGTGCGCCCATTTACTACACCTGAAAAAGCTGAAGAATTAGGCAAACAAGCTGGTCAATTTATGTTTCCAAGCCAGCCTTTAGGTAAGGTTTTTGGTATTACAGAAAAAGAGGCTTATAAGCAACCATTGGGTGGTGTGACTGAACCTATTGCTGAACAAATCAATAAAATGTTTAATGTGTTGGGTATGACCCCAGAGCAAATTTCAGAAAAAACTGGAATCCCTGCGGCTGACATTAGAAACATGGTAGTTATTGGATCAGCAGCCATACCGCAAGCACTTAAAGAAGTTAAAAGCGCCACACAACCTTTGCGTCAAATGGCAAAAGATTTGGAAATTGTGCGCCCTGACGCTACTTTGAACCAGCCTGCTAAAAGTGGCGGATTAACGTCAGAACAATTGCAAGCGCAATTTGAGGCTAGGGGTGGCAATTTAAAACAAAATGCCGAGCAATTAAATCAAAATTATGAACAACAACGGGCAAGTGCAAATGCGCCCGAATCAGTTCAACAACCAATTTTAGATGCAAATGGTCAAGCAATTGGTATTGCTGATCTTGGAACAGCAAAGCCAACCCGCGCAGATTCTGAATTTAAGCCTGTTGAATATGCTGAAAATGGTCTGCCATTAGATGAACAGTTTGCAAGAACAAAAGCTGTGGGGCGTGTTTTTGGGGAAGATTATGCTGCTGATTTGGCTGCATTAGAGGGCAAAGGCAAAGAACGCGCAACAAACTATCAAGCTTCTAAATCTGATACACCATTAGGCAATTACCTTGCTGAACGGTTTAAAGATGAACAAAGGCGATTGCAAATATTTGCTGACCAGCAAGCACAAAAAACAGGCGGCATTGTTGGTTTGGATGAAAGCGCCAAATACAAACGTGGCGAGGCAATCCTTGACCCATTGAAAAAATTAGAAGATTACTTTAACAAAGAAACTAAAAGGATATATGCAGAAAGAGATGCACAAGCTGCAACTATTCCTGTTGAATCAAACAACATATTAAAAGTTTTAAATGATGATTCTTTGACTTTGGCAAACACAGAAACCATTGGTTTGGCAAACATTGCTAAAGCAAGAATGCGTCAATTGAATATGATTGATAAAGATGGTAATTTGTTGCCTACTGATGCAAAAACCGCTGAAAACTTTAGACAATTTTTAAATGAAAATTTTGATAGAAAAAACGCAAATTTGCATCGTGCTTTAAAGTCGGCAGTAGATGAAGACGTATTGGCAAACTTAGATACCAATTCGCCAATTTACAAAGATGCCAGAAGTTTGGTTGAATTGCGTAAAAACACATTGGACAATCCCAAAGGCATATCTGCAATTTTGGATGAAAGTGGGCCAAACAACATTAACCGCAAAGTTGACAAAGAAAAAATTTCTCAAAACATTGCCAATATGTCTGTTGAGCAATTTACCCATGTGATTAATACTTTGAAAAATATGCCACCAGAATTGCGTGGTGCGGGTAATCAAGCCTTGGCAAATATCAAATCACAATTTGCAAGCAACATATCTGCTTTGGCTAGTAAACCAAAAGATTTGACTAAGTTCATGAATGACAATCGTGAAGTTATGCAACGATTGTTTACGCCAGAAGAAATGAACAATTTTAGAGATTTGCATAATGTGGCGCACATCTTAAAAACAGACACTGGGTATCCCGGTGCGGCTGTTCAAAAAATAAACATAGAACAAAAACTGACTGGGAAAATTGGTCAGCAAATTTTGCAAAAAGGCGGGGCTGCTGGCGCTGAACTTATGACAGGCGGCGCTGGTGGTGGACTGCCTGCTGTTTTTGCACATGAATATATTGGTGCAAAATTAGAAAAAAGCAAGCTAAAGAAAATTGAAAAAGCTGAAGCTGAAGCATTTAAAAACGCACAATCACGTTTTGTACCAATCAAAGATTTGATAAACAAATAAGGACTTATCATGGCAGTTAATCTTTCGCCTATTGGCAACGGTCAGCAATTCTTTGACAACACAGGGTTGCCATTGAATGGTGGCTTGATCTATACCTACCAAGCTGGTTCAACCACGCCCTTGGCAACCTACACCGACATTAACGGCACTATTGCAAATTCAAATCCTATTGTGTTGGATTCGTCTGGTCGCACACCAAATGAAGTGTGGCTGACCTACGGGTTCTTTTACAAATTTGTTGTCAAAACTTCTGCTGGTGTAACACTTGGCACATACGATAACCTTTATGGAATCATTGGTGTGGCAGGCACAAGCACTGGCACAACCATTCCCACAGGCATGATTTCATTGTGGTATGGGTCAATCGGTAGCGTTCCAACAGGCTGGTATTTGTGTGATGGTACAAATGGCACACCTGACTTGCGTGACAGATTTATTGTGGGCGCAGGATCGACTTATTCTGTAGCTGCTACTGGCGGTTCAGCAGATGCAATTGTGGTTAGCCACACACATACAGCAACTTCTGTTGTTACTGACCCCGGTCACAGTCACACTGTCAATTCATATAACACTACAGGTGGTTGTACGGCTGGCCCAAATGGAGTTGTTACTGTAGGGGGAACAGTAACAGCGGCTACTATTACCACGGGCATTACCGTTGCAACTACAAACGCATCTGCTGGTGTCTCTGGCACAAACGCAAATCTTCCACCGTATTACGCACTTGCGTATGTAATGAAAAGCTGATCATGGAAATTGACCCAGTTAAGTACGGTGTACTTTGGCAAAAAGTTCAAGACTATGAACGCCGATTCGACCAAATGGAAACCAAAATTGATAAATTGGAATCATCCATTGAAAAGCTAGTAGCACTGGCAAATCAAGGTCGTGGCGGGTTCTGGGCGGGTATGGCCTTGGTGTCTGCTTTTTCGTCTATTGTGGGCTATGTAAGCCATTGGGTAGGTAAGAATTGAACCTATCACACTGGCACTGGCTGCAATTGCTGGAATTAAGCAATCTGTGGCTTTGTATAAGGATGCGAAAGCTGCGGGAACAGACCTTTACAAGATAACCAAAGAAATTTCAGGTTTCATTGGGCAATTCTTTGAATCGCATGAAGAAATAAAAAAAGAAGTCAAAAAACAAGAACTTGACCCGCCCAAGACAAAATCAATGAAAGCACAGGCATTAGAGAATGTCTTTCACCAGATTGAACTGGAAAGGCAATCAGTAGAATTGCGTGAGTTTTTGATCTACCACACAGACCCAGCACTTGGTGCAGTCTGGTCGCGGTTTGAAGAAGAATACAAAAAACTGAACGAGGAAAACGAAAAGCAAATCGAACTTGACCGCCAAATGGAGATGCAACGTAAATGGCTACGCAGAAAAAGACTCAACAATCTGCAAGACAAAACGCTAATAATCGCGGCAGTTCTGATAGTTACTATATACCTCCACCTCCTGTTATGGTCGATAAAGCAAATGACAACGGACAAATAGTTTTTCTGATTTCACTGATTGCGGTGATGCTGATTCTGCCGCTGTTCTTATACTTGATGGCTTCAATGTACTTTGATATGCTTGTTGTGCAGCAAGAAAACAAACAACAGCAGGCCATTATTCGCCGCCTAATTATCCAGTTGGAGGAAAAAAAATGATTCCCATAGTCGCGTCTCTTTTAGGTAGTCTTGCCCAGAACGGGCTGGGCCTGCTGTCAAGCGCCATCCAAGCCAAGGGCAAACAAGTCGTTGAAAACACCTTGGGCGTGAAAATCCCTGACAACCCAACACCTGAAGATGTATCTAAGCTGCGCCAGCTTCAGTTTGAACATGAAGAACGCCTGATGGAATTGGGTATTGAAAAAGCCAAAATGGAATTGGCTGAACTTGATTTGTTGGCAAAAGCCGCCCAGAGTGACGCAGACAACGTGACCGACCGCTGGCAAGCAGATATGTCCAGCGACTCTTGGCTATCAAAGAACATACGCCCCATGTCCCTTATAGCCATCTTTTTGGGATACTTTTTGTTTGCCATGATGTCTGCCTACGGGTACAACGCAAATGAATCCTATGTCACTTTGTTGGGCAACTGGGGGATGTTGATCATGGGTGCATACTTTGGTGGGCGCACGGTTGAAAAACTAGCAGAAATGAGGAAAAAATGAAAGCCAAGCTAACCTTTTTTGTGACATTGATGGTCAGCTTCACTCTATGCGTCGTGATTATTGGCATGGTAGCCGTACTGATGGCTGGTTTGTTTGACCCTATTGTTGACAACGCTGAAATCTTTAAACTCATATCACCGGCGTTTCAAACCATTGTTGGTGGCTTTATTGGCTTACTGGCTGGTGTGAAACTGTCGCACGGCGAAAAAGATACGGAGGAAAAATGAGTTTAAGCACTGAACAAGCCGCATTCCTACTTGATGCCTGCAAACTGATCCAGTACGCCACAGAACAAGGTTTTATGGTTACTGGTGGGGAACTATCCCGCACACCAGAACAACAGGCCATTTACTTCAAAACAGGTCGTTCTAAGACCATGAAGTCTGTCCACCTGAAACGCTGCGCTATTGACCTAAACTTTTTCAAAGATGGCAAGATTATTTGGGACAAAGCCACCATTGAACCGCTGGGAATTTATTGGGAAAGCCTACACCCTAAGAATCGCTGGGGTGGTCACTTTTCCAATTTAGTGGATTGCCCACACTTTGAACGCAACGTTTAATCAGCAAAAAGGTACAGCAGCAACACAATGCCGCCTATGCCTATTACCGCGCCGATTAACATTGCAATTATTGTGGCAATCATATTGACCCCCTTTGTCGTTCCCAGCGTTTGCAAATCTGTTTGATGTTTTTGCTTTTGCGAGGCTTATCACATACTTTGCTGACAGACTGCATTTTAGCTTTATAGATTAAATCGGCAGTGCTGGGCGGTTTGGGATTCCAGCTTACAGACATTGCTAAAAGAATTAGCCAGCGCAATTTTTTTCCTTGAGTTTGGCTTCAATGGCTTGGGCAAAGCGTAAGGATTGCCAACTACTATCCCATCCGTTATCCAAACAAATTGTTTTAATCTCCTCATCCGTCAGCCCCTGCCATGTGCGTTGTGGTGGGTGGGGGGTGTGCTTTAAATGGAAGTCGGCGCTGTAACACTTTTTACAGGTTAAATCCGCGCACCAATATCCATCACGATGCGCCACAGGCTCTTGGCTTTCCAACTCTGCAATGGCTTTAAGACCCGCTTGGTAAGCCGCATACCCTTTGTTGAGCATTGATTGATTGGGCAAGCCAGCGTCAATTGTGTAGTAGTGATACTCCCTTAACGCTTTTTGCATCTGTTTCAATACTTCAATCATTTTTGAAGACTCCTAAGATAAATTGCAATGCTGGACAGCGTATCCTTACCAAACGCCTTAACAAATTCATTTTCAATCTTGATTGCTGCCATTTCTAGTGAATCATTCCAGCCAATCAAATACGCTGTTTCGGCACTTTGTTTCAAATACATGATTTCTTTTTCATCTTCAATCTGGCGCTTGCGAATCATATTAATTCCCTTTGCGTTGGCGTGATTTTCCATTCGCGTTCCATGCGCCCTGATTTGGATTTGACAACCTTACCTGTCAAACAGATTTCGCCATCACGTTCTAATTCGTGCAACCGTCTGGCTACTTGCATTGATTCCAGCCCTGTCTGGGCGGCAATGCCATCTTTACCCAGTGCGCCATGTTTGGTCAAGCAATCCACAATGATCTGGGCATGGCGGCTGGCAAGGTCTTTAGCAGACCCTGCTGCCTGCCAACTGGTCAAAGGGTCGGTGTTTCTGACTCTTGGATGCAGCATGGTCAATCCTTAAAAGGGTATGTCGCTGGGCATATCTTCAAAACCGCCTTTGGGTGCTTTGGGCGCTTCCCTTTCTTCCAATTCATAACAGTTTGCCCAGCCCGTCCAACCGCCATCCACAATAGGTATTGAATCTATTTTGATTTTTAGATTGTCGTTGTCATCTAAAAACACTGAACCAATGGTTTGGTAGCGTTTCTTTTCTTGTCCCTCGCGGGTTTTGTATGTGCCAGTAATAACAACAATATTTTTAAATTTTTTCATGTCAGTCTTTCAGTTTGTTAAGTTGGGTGATTTTGTATTCAACATCAAATAAGAAATTCAAAACTTCTTTTTCAAGGCTGGCTACATAGAGTGGGTCAAATTCAACCCGTTTGATAAACAATTGCAAACCCTCTGCCATGCGTGGATCAAAACTTACAAAGTCGCACCAATGGCGTTCTGTGCAAGCCATTTGCCATTGCATCTGGGTGTTGTATTTTTCAGGCACTTTCTGATCTAGCAAAGTCTGAATGTGGGTGGCGGTGTTAGGGCATTTAATCTCCACCAATCCAAACAACCCTACAAGCCCATCAGGGGACGCACCAGCCTCTGAAATGTTAGGGTGCAATACAAACCCCACTTCTTCCACCAAAACGTCTTTAGCGGACTCATAGGCGGCTCTGGCAAAAGGTTCTTGGTCAGTACCCCATTGCATGGCGCTGTTTGAATATGACTCTGCGGGTTTGCCTGTCATGCGTTCACACACAATTTGGGCAAGGTAATTTTCCCTGCTAGTGCTGTAACCTGTTTTGGTCTTGGCAATAATGTCTGCCACGCGGCTGGCGGTGACTTTTCCGCACCGTGCAGCAAACCATTCAGTCGTTCCCTGTTCCATTATTTGACCTCCAACTGTGTTTTCTTTTCATCCTTACGCGCAATGACTTTTTTCTGCCAAGCCGGGTCGCCATTGGCTGCGGCATAAGCTGCTTTGTAGGTTTTCTGAAGTTCTTCTAGCGTGCTGGTTTCATCCATTGCAGCCATCAGGTCAGCTACTTGGCTTTCGTTAACCGTGGACTTGATTTCGGTGCGTCTGCTGGCGCTGTTACCGTCATCATCTTCTGGGGCAATACCGCAAGCAGCCATCAGGGAATAGCGTCTAGCATAGGTCAGTGCTGACCCGTAGCCCTGTGGGTCTTGTTTGCTGGCAGGCACATGGAGAATGCCGCATTCCAGCATTTCGCCACTTTCATGCACAAACATGGTTTCCACCATCACGCCGTTGTCGCAGTCATAACATTTTTGAATCAGGGCTATGCCGTTGTCGTTTAAGCCTGTAATTACAGCTTCTACGCAGGCAGACAGGTCAGCGTAGCGCGACTTGAAATGCGGGTTTGTAGATGACTTTAGGGCTGGGCCAAAGGCTTTCTGTGCCTTAACAAGTGCGGTTGCAATCTGTTTCATGTTGTCTCCTTAGTATGCGTAACGTGGGCCGCAAGTCACTTCCACAACGGTTTCCACCGTGTAGCCATTGATCTTGCGTTTGGCATAAATGGGAACAGCGCGAAGCCCCGCGGACTCGCATTGTTTAACCCCATCAATTACTTCATTGCGACCCATTGGCTGGATTTGTTTATCCATTACCAGTTCCTGTGTGGTGTTGGCTACTACCACAGGCGGTTCAGGGCGTAGGTTGTAGACAGGCGCTGGGGGCTGGCTGGCGCAACCCACCAAGGCCAAAAGTAGAAGTGCGTATTTCATTTCAATTCCTTAAAAAGTTTTGTTGAGGTAACCATTAATTGCCTGCGCTACACGCTGGCGGCTTGGGGGCATATAGCCTGCAATTTCCTTGACTTCTTGTTCAATCCATTGGAAGTGCATTTTGGGCATGTCATAGGTAATGTCGATGCCATCTTTGCTGACAAAAATGTCAAAGAATCCATCGCATTCCCAATCGTCACCCTCGCACCATGTCCATTCGACATGGACTTCATCCCAAATTAGGTAGGTGGTGAATTCGCCGTGGTCGCCATCGTTCAGCATGATGCCCTCCAAACAAAAACGTCAAGGGCAACCACCACGATGGCAGCTATGGATACCAAGTAAAGGGCGACTTGCGCCCAATCGGTTGGTTTTTTGTAGGTTTCAATGTCAAACATGTTTGTTCCTTTAGGGGCTTGCGCCCCATTTAGTTAAGCGTAAGACAAGCCTTGGAACTCGAAAGAATCCGCAAACTCTGGTGCAGCAGACTTGCGAATTTCAACAGACACACAACCAAGACCATAGCGTTCTGCTAGGTATTGTTTAGCGTCTGGGGTGTTGGCAACCACAAGAATAGTGGTAGCGTTGAAATCAGTGAGGGAGAAAGTGAAATCGGTCATGTGACCTCCTAAAAGACCCTATGCGTTGTGCTGGGGAATGAATGTATTGTTAAGCAAACTTAACCACAGGTCAAGGGGTAATTGCAATTATTTTGTAGGAACAAACCCTAATGTTGCTTTTCTGTTAATCCAGCTTACAATTAAGCCATGACTAAACAAGAACTTATCAAACTCGCAGGTTCACAGAGTGAGCTTGCCAAGATTTTGGGCATTTCCAAGCCAGCAATTTGCCAATGGAAAAATGTGCCAGAACTACGCCTGCGCCAGTTGAAAGACTTGCGCCCTGATTGGTTTACATTGGAGAAAACATGAAAAAAACACTTTTGGCAATTTGGTTTGCAGCATCCACCACAATGGTTTGGGCAGCTTGTTCGACCCATTCATATTATTCAAACGGTCGGTATGTGACTTGCCAAACTTGTTGCTATGGGAATAATTGCACGACCAATTGTTTTTGAGTTATGATTTGCAAAACGCTTGGCGGCGTTAATCGTAGTAGGGTTACACATGCTGTCTGCTGGTACTACGCCAGTCCGCCAACATCCGCAAGGATGAGACAGCAGGTGTAGCCCTTTTTTTTGGGCAAAAAAATGAGAATCAAAAACTGGAACAAGTTTCAGCATTTCAAGGACAGGAAACCGCCTTGGGTCAAGCTGTATAGGGATTTGCTTGATGACATTGATTGGCATGAATTAGATGCCCAAGCCAGCAAAGTGCTTGTGATGTTATGGTTGATTGCAAGTGAAGAAGATGGAAACATCCCATCAACAAAAACACTTGCATTTCGTTTGAGAATGACAGAAAAGCAAACTATTGATTGCTTAAACAAGTTGTCTCATTGGCTGGAACAAGACGATATCAGCGTGATATCAGAACGATATCAAAGTGATGGTCTAGAGACAGAGACAGAGACAAAGAAAGAGACAGAGAAGAAAGCCACTGTCGTGGCTACGCCTGTCGGCGTTTCACAATCTGTTTGGGATGACTTCAAAACCTTACGGAAAGCCAAGAAAGCACCAATTACCCAACGTGCCATTGATGGATTAATTGCGGAAGCAAACAAGGCAGGCTGGACATTGGAACAAGCATTGACTGAGTGCTGTGTGCGCGGTTGGCAGGCATTTAAAGCTGAATGGGTTGCTGACAAACCCAAGCTGGTCAACAGGTTTGATGTTGTGACCACCACAGTGCCATCACGAGTTGAACGTGACCCGGCATTGGTTAAGCTGGATGATGACAGCAAAAAGGTTGTGCCGCCAAGTGCTGAAATGCTTGAAAAATTCAAATTGCTGAGAGGGAGAAAATGAATGAGCTGGCTTTATTCGCAGGCGCTGGTGGAGGAATACTTGGGGGAAAACTGCTTGGATGGAGAACAGTCTGTGCAGTCGAATGGGAAGCTTACCCAGCTAGCGTATTGTGCGCCCGACAAAATGACGGAATTCTCCCGCCTTTCCCGATTTGGGATGATGTTCAAACCTTTGACGGAAAACCTTGGCGAGGAATTGTTGATGTCGTATCTGGAGGATTTCCATGCCAAGACATCAGTGCCGCAGGAAAAGGCGCAGGAATTGATGGAGAACGATCAGGAATGTGGCGAGAAATGGCGCGCATCATTTGTGAAGTACAACCCAGATTCGTGTTCGTGGAAAACTCACCAATGCTCACTTCTAGGGGACTTGGACGAGTTCTCGGAGACTTGGCCTCAATGGGGTTCGATGCGAAATGGGGAGTGCTGGGAGCAGCGGATGTTGGAGCAAATCATCAGAGGGACAGAATCTGGATTGTCGCCAAATGGCGTGGACATCTTCCACACGCCCAACACAACAGGATTGGACGGTGGGAGCAACAGCAGACGAGCATTAAAGAAAAAATTGGAAAAATATCCAACTCCGAATACAGGAATGTATCGAAATTTAAATTACAACAAGGAACTTTGCATCAAGAGAGCAGAAAAACATCAAACCGATTTAGCCATGATTTCGGTAATGAAATTTGGTGGTCAATTGAACCCGACGTGGGTAGAGTGGCTAATGGGGTGGCCGCTTCAGTGGACAGAATTAAAGCCATTGGAAATGGACAAGTCCCATTATGTGCAGCAACAGCATGGAGAATCCTAAGTGAATCATGAACATAGACAAATTGCCAATTCAATCCTTGCCAGACACAAAGACGGGGAACAATTTAGCCAATCTGCCATTGACCAAGCGCTTAGAGATACAGGAGACATTGCGCCAGACGGAGGCGAGGTACTGGATCAAACGGTTCAAAAAGAAAGCAATGGAGGAGGGCAAAGCAGAGGCATGGGCATGGTGGCAGAGAACCTTATCCGACTTAGTAAAAAAACGTGGACAACCCGCCGTTGAAGACCTACAAAAGAGGATGAATAATGAGGGCAGCAAAAATTGATGCAAACCAAGATCAAATTGTCACGGTATTACGGGCGGCTGGCGCTACGGTTCAATCTTTGGCTGGTGTTGGCAAGGGTGTTCCTGATTTGTTGGTGGGCTATAAAGGCCAGACCCTGCTTATGGAAATTAAGGACGGCAATAAAAATCCGTCTGCGCGACTTTTGAACAAAGACCAGCTACGGTGGCATGGAAGCTGGTTAGGGGGCGCATTGGCGGTTGTAGACAGCCCTGATGCGGCATTACGAATGATTGGGGTGATTAAATGAAGCCAGAAGAAGCCACACAAGCCATTAGGGACAAAGCGCCATTGTATGGGGACGCAAAAGGTCAGCGGGTTTATCTTGAGGAATTTCGCAAATCTAAGAAAGCCATGCTGATGCGGGATGCTCTGCTGAACGGGATTGATGCCGCCAGCCACCAAGAACGCGAAGCCTATTCAAGCCCTGAGTATCAAAAACTGATCCAAGGGTTAGCCGCAGCGGTGGAAAAGGAAGAAACATTGCGTTGGGAACTAGAAAGCTACCGCCTTGAAGTCGAAATTTGGCGCACACGCGAAGCCACCAACAGGATGCAAGACAGGTCGCATCAATGAAATGCCCAGAATGTGGCACATGGACAATCGTCAAAGAAACTAGAACTAGCACAGGAAACAGCCGCCGCCGCAGGCTGGAATGTGCCAACGAACACCGATTTACAACCTTGGAGACAATAATTGTTTCAAAAACACGACTACGTCAGATCAAAAAAATTACTAAAACTGGTGGCGGGGCTTGATTGCCAAGCCTGCGGTTCAGGTCAAATGGTGCAAGCCGCACACACAAACTGGGGTGGCGGCAAAGGTCGTGGCATCAAGGCTGATGACAATTTGGTCGCGGCGTTGTGCCTAAAGTGCCATTTTGAGATTGACCAAGGCAATACGTTAAGCAAAGAAGAACGACAAGAAAAGTGGTTGGCGGCACACATGGGGACGGTTCATGCGTTAACCCAAGCGGGGCTATGGCCTGATGACGTTCCTTTGCCTACAATGGATACGCAGTTGTCTTAGGGGGGGTGTTGCAGCCCCCCTTTTTTTGGTATATTCCGAACATGAATGAAGAAGTAGCCGAATTCGTAGCGCACCTGTTGCACAGTTCAACGGTTACGCATTTTATGCACTGGTCAACGACCAGCTATGCAAAGCACGTTGCATTAGGGGAATACTATGTCCAAATTATTGAATTGGTTGACCAATTTGCCGAAGCGTATATGGGCAAATATGATCAGCTTAAAAACTTTCCTGATGAGTTTCACGCAGAAAAAAACCCCGTGAAGTATTTGGAAAACATGAAAGATTTTGTGGAAGAATCCCGCGAGGAACTGCCACAGGATAGCGAATTGCAAAATTTGGTAGATGAAATCGCCGACTTGATCAATTCAACCCTTTACAAACTGCGCTTTCTTGAATAAGGAAAAATCATGGCTCAAATTATGAAAAACCAACCCAAGGGTTATGGCACACACGCCACAATGTCTGGCAACCCAGCCGCATCTGATAAAACAGGTGAAAAAGGCAGCGCCAAAAAGGGCATTCCAGCCGCCAAAACCAACATGACAGGCCCAGACAAGGCGTTTGACGGTGGACGTTCTAGCGGCGTTTGCTACACACACGACCGCAAATGTAGCCAGTGATGGCAAGCTGCGCCAACTGTAAATTCTTTTTGAATGCCCAGATCATGGGCAGTTGCCGCCGCTATCCTCAAACGATAAACAGGCACATGAATGATTGGTGCGGAGAACATATTGCACCGCAACAAACAAAGCCAGAAGAACCAGAAATGGTGAAATTGCCTGTTTACGACATTTTGACCGACACGGTGGTTGAACCGCCGTTGAGAAAAAAGCCCGGAAGAAAGCCAAAATATGATCAAACCCCTGCGTGACCGTGTAGTAGTTCGCCCCAATGTTCGCAAGTTGTCCGACATTATCTATGTCAACAACAAAGAAGCATTCAACGAGGGAACAGTTGTTGCGGTTGGGCCGATGGTTGATCAGACTTGCGTGGGCGACTTCATCAAATACGGTAACGGGGATTATCTAAACTGGCCTGTCCACAACATTGATGGGCAAGACTATCAGATCATTCAAGAAGCAGACATTTGTGCAGTAGTGGAGGCGTAATGGCAAAAACTGGACTTTATGCAAATATTCATGCAAAACAAGAACGCATCGAAAAACAAAAGGCTGCGGGTAAAACGCCTGAACGCATGAGAACGCCGGGTTCTAAGGGCGCACCCACCGCAGCGGCATTTAAGCAATCTGCAAAGACTGCCAAAAAATGAAGAAGCACGACAAGCCCATTCCACATAAGACCACGGGTAAGGGTAAAACCTACAACCCAACAGAAAAGGGTGCTGGAATGACCGCTAAGGGTCGTGCTGAATACAACGCAAAGAACAATTCAAATCTCAAACCGCCTGCCCCCAACCCCAAGACTAAAGCAGATGCTGGACGAAAAGCCAGTTTTTGCGCTAGGATGGAGGGGGTTGTAAAAAATTCGAAAGGCCCAGCGGAACGGGCAAAGGCCAGTTTAAAAAACTGGAATTGTTAATAACCCTTTTGGAAAAAATAAAGGAAACATCATGGCAAATACAATCGCAACAGGCGTAGCTTACGCAGACCCCGAGTTTGTATCAGTACAGGTTGGCAATTCAGCCGTACCCGTAGCTGTTACATCTAGCGGCATCATCAACGGCGCTTATGCCACAACCAGCGCCACTAGTGGCGACACCCGTTTAACCTACCAAAAGCTGACTTTTAGCAGCACAGGTAGCGGTGAAACGATTCGGGCATTCTCCGTGGTTACAGGTGCTGGCGCTGCGGCTGGCGGCACAATCAATGGATCACACATCAGCACATCTATTAATGGATCAGGCACTATTGCTGGCGCTGCAAATGCGATTAGGGCAACCATTGGCGGTTCGTCAACAAACCCTGGCGGTACGTTGGCGGCGTTGCAATTGGATTCTGATTTTGCAACTGGCGGCACATGGTCAAACACATCATTTTTGCGTGTAACTAACTCAGGTACAGGTGAAGTGGGTAACTTTGCGGCAATGCCTGCGGTTAGCGCAACAGGCGTGTTTAGAGCCAAAGTCGGTTCACCAGTGGTTACCCATACCATTCCCGTGACCAGCGGCGGCACAACCTACTACGTCATGGTTAGCACGGTTGCCTAGATGCTGAAACATCCCGACATTGATGTGCAAGCCTTAGTCGAGATGCTAGAGGGGCAGCGTGATAATGCAATGGTGCAAGCCGCTGCCCTTTTTAGGGAAAACACCGAGTTAAAGCAAAAGTTAGAAGAACATGACAACAGATCAAATCAAAGCGAGGATTGAAATTTTGACTGCCCAAGCCAAACAATTGGAATTAAACCTCCATGCGATTGGCGGGGCAATTCAGGACTGTCAATATTGGTTAAACGAATTGGAGAAACCAAATGCCGCTTATCAAGTCAATGACCCCCAAGGCGTTGAAAGCGAACATCAAGGCTGAAATAGAAGCTGGCAAGCCTGTTAAGCAGGCGGTTGCCATTGGCTATTCGGTCAAACGTGAAGCTGAGAAAGACAAAAAAGCAAAAGCCAAAAAGTGAAAATCACCCAAAAGAAAGTCACAGAACTAATCCCTTATGTAAAAAACAGCCGCACCCACAGCGATGAGCAAGTGGCACAAATAGCGGCAAGCATCAAGGAATTTGGCTGGACTAACCCAATACTGGTGGACGGAAGCAACGGCATTATTGCTGGGCATGGTCGTCTTATGGCGGCGCGTAAGCTGGGTTACAAAGAAGTACCCACCATAGAACTGGCAGACCTTACCGAAACCCAAAAGAAAGCCTACATCATTGCCGACAATAGGCTGGCGTTAAACGCTGGTTGGGACAATGAAATGCTGACCATTGAGCTTAACGAATTGCTGGCAGATGGGTTTGCGTTGGAATTGCTGGGCTTTGACCCCAAAGAATTAGACGCGTTGCTCGAGCCAGAAGTGGTCGAGGGTTTGACGGATGAGGACGCTGTTCCTGATGTGCCTGATGAGCCAAAAACCAAGCTGGGCGACATTTACCAATTAGGTAACCATAGACTAATGTGTAACGACAGCACCAGTGTGGATGCGGTACAAGAATTGTTAATGGGGCAACGTGCGGACATGGTATTTACTGATCCGCCTTACAACGTTGCATTTAACGGTAGAAGCGGCAAGTTTGATGTAATAAAAAATGACGACTTGCCAGAAGATCAATTTGCAGAATTTATAAAAGATTGGCTGCAAACCTTTGAAGCATTTAGACCAAACAGTTATTACATTTGCTGCAATTGGGCGTTTTATGGCATTTTGCAAACAGCATTAAAGCCAAAAGCCTGCATTGTTTGGGCAAAAAATGTGTTTGGTTTAGGCCGTGGGTACAGGCATCAGCATGAATTCATTATGTTTGATGGCCTAATTGACCCAAGCATTAAAAACGAATCTGATTTGTGGAACATTGCCAAAGACACCAAATATGTCCACCCTACACAAAAGCCAACAGCGTTAAGTGAACGTGCAATCAAAAACAGCACCAAGGCAAACAACATTGTGTTGGATTATTTTGGGGGTAGCGGTAGCACATTGATTGCGTGTGAAAAGCAAAACCGCCATGCCCGACTGATGGAACTAGACCCCAAGTATTGCGATGTGATAGTTAAACGGTGGGAAGACTTTACAGGCAAGAAGGCCGTACTGTTGACAGAAGTAACCGAAACTGTTTAAATAATAACCAGTTCCCCTTTATAAAAGATGCCACTAATTCCACAAGAGCCGCACGAACCAACGGCAGAATCCCGCAAACTGGTTGAATCCAGCAGTGGGTTAGGCTTGCCGCATGAATCCATTGCAGTGCTGGTGGGCATAGATGACAAGACTTTGCGTAAGTATTACCGCCACGAACTGGACATGGGCAAGGCCAAAGCCAACGGGCAGATTGCTAAGACTTTGTATAGCAAGGCGGTTGCCGGCGACACAACCAGTTTAATTTGGTGGACAAAAAGCCAAATGCGGTGGTCTGAAACTGTACGCAATGAAATGACTGGCGCTGATGGCAAAGAATTAACAGGCATCCAAGTTACTTTTGTAAAGCCAAATGAGTGATGTCGACCGCGCTATTGCCAATGCTGAGTTCCCAATTAAGCTACAAGGCTTGTTTAAGCCATCCCGCTACAAGGTAGCCTACGGCGGCAGGGGTGGCGCTAAGTCATGGGGCATTGCTAGGGCGTTACTGATTAAGGGCGCTAAAGAACCGTTACGCATACTTTGTGCGCGGGAATTCCAAACCAGCATCAGGGATTCGGTACATAAGCTGTTATGTGACCAAATTGAAGGTTTAGGATTGCTGGGTTTTTATGAAATAACTCAAAATACCATTAGAGGCAAGAACGGTACAGAGTTTGCATTTGCCGGCTTAAAAAACAACATTGCCAACATCAAATCTTATGAGGGCGTAGACATTTGCTGGGTAGAAGAAGCCCAGACCACAAGCCGATTAAGCTGGAATGTGTTGATACCAACCATTCGTAAGCAGGGCAGTGAGATATGGATTTCGTTCAATCCTGAGTTAGAAACTGACGAAACCTACCAGCGGTTTGTGGTGAACCCGCCTGATGACTGCATCCAAATCAAAATCAACTGGTCGGACAACCCTTGGTTTCCTGAAACTTTAAAGCTGGAAAAGGATGCACTGAAGAACCGCGACCTTGAAGCCTATAACCAAGTCTGGGAGGGCTTATGCCGCCAATCAGTCGATGGGGCTATCTTTGCCAAGGAACTTCAGCAGGCAGAGATTGAGGGCAGGCTAACCCGTGTGGCCTATGACGCTACAAAGCCCGTCCACGCAATCTTTGACCTTGGCTGGTCTGACAGCACATCAATCTGGTTTTTGCAGTTTGTGGGCATGGAAACCCGCCTGATTCGGTACATTGAGGACAGCCAAAAGACCATGACGCATTACTTGGCGACTATGCAGACGTTTGGCTATGTGTACGACACTGTTTGGTTACCCCATGACGCTGAGAACCAGACACTGGCAGCGGCTGGGCGGTCAATTGATGACATCGTTAGGGCGGCAGGCTACAAGACGCGAATTCTGCCCAAAGTGCCAATCCTTGACTCAATCAACGCAGCCAGAACAATATTCCCAAGCTGCTGGTTTGATAGGGAACACGCCGCAGAGGGCATTAACTGCTTGCGCCACTACCGATATGAGGTTGACCCAGACACAGGTCAATTCAGCCGCAATCCATTACACGACCACTATTCGCACGGGGCAGACGCATTCCGCTACATTGCCCTGATGATTCAAGACACACCAAAGCGCAAGCCCAAGGCACAGGTTGCAATGGCTGGCGGTTGGATGGGATAATTCCCAAAAGGGGCAAATATGGCATACCAAGACGCATCAGGCAAAGACGGAAGAATCAACAAAGCCATAGAGTTTTGGCGGTTGGTCAATGACGCAGACTCCACCAATCGCGCCGAAGCATTGCAAGACATTAAGTTTGCTGCTGGCGACCAATGGCCTGTTGAGATTCAGAACAGCAGAAACGTGGAAGCACGACCCTGCCTAACCATCAACAAGATTGATGCCTATGTGCGACAGGTAACCAACCAGCAGCGGATGCAGCGCCCACGCATCAAGGTGCATCCTGTGAATAACTTGGCTGATTACAAGATTGCCCAAGTGATTGAGGGCATGACCCGCCACATTGAAGTCAATTCAAACGCTGACACTGCTTACGACACAGCCTTTGACTACGCTGTGCGGATGGGTTGGGGCTACTGGCGCATTAATACTCGCTATGTCAGCGAAGATTCATTCGACCAAGAAATCTACATTGACACGATTGACAACCCGTTTACTGTGTACTTTGATCCCAATTCAATATTGCCTGATGGGTCAGACGCTGAACGTTGCCTGATCACCACAGTGTTGGACAAAAAGGTTTTTAAGGATTACTACCCTAATGCTGATGACGGTGCTAACTTCACCCAGCGGTCGACAGGGGATGACACTGCAAGCTGGATCACTAAGGAAGACATTCGCATTGCTGAATTCTTTTATGTTGAACGTGAACGGGCCAAGCTGTATCTGCTGAGTGATGGCACACGCCAATTTGCTGACTCTGACCGATTCTTTGAACGGGTTGAGGCCGCTGGCTTGACCGTAGTTGATGAACGCGACAGCTTCCGCAAGGCAGTTAAATGGGTCAAAATGACCGCGCTAGAAATCTTGGAAGAAAAGACATGGGCTGGCAAGTACATCCCTGTTGTTCCTTGCTACGGCGCACAGGTTATCGTGGACGATAAACGCAAAAAATACGGTCTGGTCAGGTTTGCTAAAGACCCACAGCGTATGTACAACTTCTGGCGCACCAGCATGACCGAATCGGTTGCCCTTGCACCAAAGGCCAAATGGTTGTTGGCAGAGGGTCAGGACGAGGGACACGAAAACGAATGGGCGCTGGCTAACATTAAATCTAGCCCCGTCCTACGGTACAAGCAGAAAGACATTGAGGGCGTACCAGCCCCAGTGCCGACCAGACTGCAACCAGAACCACCGCCTGCTGGCATCATGGAAGCTGCGGCAGCTATTTCCTCAGACTTACAGATGGTGTTGGGAATACTTGATCCAAATCAATTGCCTAGCGGAAATATTTCAGGCAAAGCCTTGCAAGGTCAGCAAAACCAAACTGATCTGAGCAATTTCCATTTCTACGACAACATGACCCGATCAATCAGGCATACAGGCAAAATCCTGTTGGACTTGATTCCTAAGATATACGACACCCAGCGAGTGATGCGGATCATTGGTTCGGATGGTCAGCCAGACATGACCGAAATCAACCAAAAGAATGAGGTTGGCGAAGTTCTGAATGATGTGACTGTGGGTGAATATGATGTGGTGATGGACACAGGCCCCGGCTTCCAATCCAAGCGCCAGCAAGCAGTTGAGGCCATGATGCCTTTGCTGACAGGCAACGAACAATTGTTCAACATTGCGGGTGATTTGGTGTTTAGGAACATGGACTTCCCCGGTGCGGACGTTATCGCCGACCGCCTTGCCGCCATGAACCCAATGGCAAATATTGATGAGAAATCAGATATACCGCCTGAAATTCAAATGCGTTTGGCCCAATCCCAGCAACAATTGCAAGAAATGCAACAGCAATTGCAAGCCGCTATGTTGGAAATTAACAACCGTGGTCAGGTTGCCCAAATCCGCGAAGAGGGCGCAACCAAGCGCAAACTCATGGACGTTACTGCACGGGCGCACAACACAGAAACCATTAACGAAGCCAAAGTCAATCAAACCAATCTCAATGCAATCACTAGCCAGAACAAGACTGAAGTTGATGCGTTGGTCAAAATGCTTATTGCAAGAATGCCAACTGACCAATTGATGATGGAAATTGAACGACTGAACGCTGAACAACAACAGCTTGCAATGGCTGCTTCACAAGATATTTCGCACGAAGCAAACCCGTTCATTAATGCACAACAAATGCAACAACCGATGCAACAGCAACCAATGCAAGAACCGATGCAGCCGCCTATGCAACAGTCGTTTGAGCCGCCAATGCAATGATTGACAGTAAAATGATTTCGTGGTAAAAACCACAAAACCTTACCAGTTGGGTCAACTGGGTGAATTCTTTGAGGAAACTCAATGTCAGAAGTATCAGAACGACTTGCCGCCAATGTGGTGACAAGTGAAAATTTAGCTGAATTTAATGCCAAGAGAATGGGTTTAGCTGATCCAACGCCAAGCGAGGCTGCCAAACAGGCAGAGCCGCAAGAGGTTGATCAAGGACAGAGTGAACCAACTGAGGCAGAAAATGATGCGACAGCAACAGAGGATAAAAAACAAAATCCTAAGCTGGAAAGACGGTTTTCAGAGATAACCAAGCAGCGCGAAGCCGCACGGGAAGAAGCCCGAAAGGAACGCGAAGCAAGGGAAAATCTGGAAGCAAAGGTAAGGGACTTGGAGGCCAAGTTTCAGCCCAAAGCTGATCCAATAGCCGAAACAGAACCTTTGCCAGAGCAGTTCAGCGATATGTATGAATACGCCAAGGCGTTAACAGACTATCGAGTGGAACAGCGATTGCAGGAAGAAAAGCAAAAGGATGCACAGGCCAAAGCCGCCGCCGAACACGCCAAGTTAATAGACGCATGGGGTCAACGGGTAAAGGCAGCCAAAGCTGAAATGCCAGACTTTGATGACATGGTTAATTCCACAGACGTTACGGTAAGTAACGAAGTGCGGGATGCAATCTTTGAATCAGATGTTGGGCCACGCATCCTGTATCACCTTGCTGAAAATCCTGACTTTGCTGTAAAACTGCAAGGCATGACCTTGACCGCCGCCTTGAGAGCAATTGGGAGGTTGGAAGCGCAGTACGAAAAGACTGATGCAAAGCCTGTTGTTGGGAAAAGTAAAGCACCCGCGCCGATCAATCCAATCAGATCAGCAGCTAACGGGCGTGATGTAAACCTGACCAGCGATGGTCAATTTCATGGTTCATATCAGGCTTGGAGAGCAGCACGATTGGCTGGAAAGATTCGCTAAACCCATTCTTTTAAGGAAACAAAATGAGCAACAATCTGCTTACCATCAGCATGATCACCAACGAAGCGTTGATGGTCTTGGAAAACGAATTGACTTTCTCTAGCGAAGTCGAAAGAAACTATGACGATCAATTTGCCGTTACTGGCGCAAAGATCGGTGCTACTTTGAACGTCCGCAAACCCGGTCGTTTCATCGGCACAACTGGCCCTGCTTTGAACGTTGAAGATTTCAACGAAACATCAGTGCCTGTCACTTTGTCCACACAGTTCCACGTTGATACCCAGTTCACTAGCCAAGACTTGGCTTTGTCTTTGGATATGTTCAGCGACCGCGTGTTGAAGCCTGCTGTTGCAGCTATTGCCAACAAGATCGACTTTGACGGTCTGACAATGGCTAAAAACAACACCGCCAACATTGTTGGTACTGCTGGCACACCGCCCACAGGTTTGATCACTTACCTGACCGCTGGCGCATATCTGGACAGCGAGGGCGCACCCCGTGACGGTCGCCGTTCATGTATCGTTGAGCCGTTCACAGGCGCAACCATTGTTGACAGCTTAAAAGGTTTGTTTGTTCCCTCAGACAAAATTGCAAGCCAGTACACCAAAGGCATGATGGGTCGTGACTCCGCAGGCATGAACTGGAAGATGGATCAGAACGTTGTGGCACAGACATTTGGTTCTTATGCGACCGCTACACTGTCTTGCAACACCACCACTGGCACAGGTTTCATTTCAACTGGCTGGGCATCAACTTCCACCATTGCATTGACCGCTGCCACAGCTACTGCTGGCTTGAAACAAGGTGATGTGATTCAGATTGCAGGCATCTTTGCAGTCAACCCACAAAACCGTCAAGCCTACGGCAGCAACAAACTGCGTAACTTTGTTGTGACTGCACCTGTGACCGTGGCAACTTCTGGCACAACTTCTGTGACCGTTAGCCCTGCCATCATCACTGGTGGTCAGTTCCAGAACGTTAGCTTGGCTTCCACCAGCGCATCTGCTGTTGTGACTCCATTCAACAACACTGGCACTGTGTCTCCACAGAATATCGTGATGCACAAAAATGCTTTCACTTTGGCCTGTGCTGACTTGGAATTGCCTGATGGCGTTCACTTTGCTGGTCGCGCAAGCGATAAGGAATTGGGTCTGTCAATGCGTGTGGTTCGTCAATACACAATCAACAACGATTCAATCCCGACTCGCGTTGATGTGCTATATGGCTGGGCCCCGCTGTACCCAGAACTTGCCTGCCGCGTTGCAGCCTAAAGGTTAATGGGGGCTTAAAACACCCCCGTTTCATCAAACAATTTAAGGAAAACATATCATGGCAAATCCCGGACCAGCAACAACAAACACAAACCACCCAAGCAACTTAGCAACCAACCAAGCCCTGCGTTTGATTGCGTCTGCTGAAGGCGTAAATTTGAATTCAGTCGGCGACACCATTGCACCTATTTTGGCAAGTGGTCGCGTTAGCGTTCAAAGCATCATTGTTACCAACGCATCTGTTGACCTGACCACAGCGCAATTAGCTGTGTACACAGGCGCTGGTGCTACTGGCACAGCGATCAAAACCGCCTATGCTTTAACTGGCAACACCACCGCAGCCAAAGTGGTCGTGACTGCTGCTACATCTACCGATGCAGTAACTGGCACACCCCTTTACATCCGCAACACAACCGCACAAGGCGCGGCTGCTACTGCTGATGTTTTCATCTACGGTTACGACCTGTCATTCCTGCCATAAACCGCATGGAATAAGTGGGAAAGCCATCCTCAAAAGGGGTGGCTTTTTCTATTTGTAAGCCTATAATTCATCAAACTACTGAGGGACTAAACATGGTCAACACTTCTGTAATGCGCCCAAGCGGTCGCACATACGCCCTAAATTTGACAACATCAGCTAGTGCCGCGCTGTTGATTGAAGCCACAACAAACGACCAAACCAACTATGTTTCACTGTTGAACACAGGTTCTGGCGTTGCTGCGGTGGAATTGTCTAATTCCAGCACGGTGACCACCCCAACTGTGGCATCCACAGGTAACAGCGGTTCATTTGTGTTGCCAGCAGCCATGACTTTCCCTTTGTTGATTGCCGCCCCTAAAGCGCCTTTCTACATTAAAGCCATCAGTTCAAGCACAAACACGCTGTATATCACTGCTTGCCAAGCTGATTAAGGGTTTGATATGGCAAATGAAGCCGCCAAAACCCAAACCATAAACATTGTCCCAGTTCAGGGAATATTTGAACCTGAACCGACATTTGATTTAATCACGCTGATTGGCCCAGCGGGAACGCCGTTCTACGCCAAAATTGACCCAAATCAGTCTGGTTTAAATATAACCAACAGTACGATAAACAGCACCACAATTGGCGCGACTACCCCATCTACTGGGGTTTTCACCAATATTGCGACTACCACAGGCACAATTTCTAGCGCCCCTGCAAGCGCAAACGATATAGTCAACAAGCAATATGTGGATTATTTTGCTGCTGGGTTAAGCTGGAAACAACCCGCAAATGCCGCATCGACCGTAAATATTGCAAGTTTGTCAGGATTGCAAACGGTTGACACGGTTTCATTGGTGGCTGGCAACACGGTTTTGGTGAAAAACCAAACCAATGCGGCAGACAATGGCATCTATGTGGTTTCATCTGGCCCTTGGACGCGAAGCATTGGCGCTGACACATGGGATGAATACATTGGCGCAATTATTTTTATTGTGTCAGGAACGCAAGCGGATTCGGCTTGGTATTCCACGGCGCAGCCCGGCGGCACACTGGGCGTAACCGCCATTAATTGGTCAAATTTCACGGTTTCAGCAATTTACACCGCTGGCACTGGCTTAACTTTAACTGGCACAGTTTTCAGCATCACCCCTGTGGGTACTGCTGGAACGTATGGTTCTGCGTCTGCTGTGCCTGTGTTTGTAACC